CCTACGACGGCGGAGGCAACAGTGGCCCCCCGCTGGTAGGCATAGCCGCCTCGCCGTTAGGGCCTCTAAGCGTCATGCCCGCCCCTTGCCCACCTTGAGGCAACTGCGTTACTACTGGCACCATCTGTGTCATTGCCTGCGTCTGGCCGCTAATTGGCGGCAACGCCTTCCGCCCCACAGGGATCAGTGCCCCCGGATTTGATGGGTCAGCCACATAATCCTGCTTCGTCCCCAGCACATCGTTAGCGGCGCGGCTTATTGCTTCCTGCTGCGGATATCCTGCCTGTATGTATTCACGCGCCCGTTGCCGCACTAACTGGTTATCAAAGCTATCACCGCCAAACGGCCCAATTTGATTGCGTTGCGCAGCCGCTTGCGCCCTTAAAAGCTCCGTCTGTGCAATTTCCTGTGGTGTCTTCCCCCAATTACCAACAGCATCAGTCAGCGCCATCAAAGCCTGCTTAAAACCATCATTCTCCGCCGGAGCAGGCTGCTGCATAGCCGAACCAGTATTTACGCCGCCCAACCCCCTAACCATGTCACCATCGGGGTTAAATGGAGTCGGCCCAATACTTCCCAGCAACCCACGAGGTTGTTGCCCACCCGCCAACAAGCCGCCCATTGGCGATTGTTTATTTCCGCCCGTAATCATTTCACCAAGATACGACAACAAGCCCATACTTCCCCCTACATCCCCAACATTGCCAACCGACCAAGGGTCATTAACGTGCTCTGGGTTCTTGTCTGATTCCCGTATTGAGTGCTAGTGGAAGTGCCACCGTTACCAACCGAGCCAGCAGTGCCATTCAGCAAGCCTATATAATTTTGCAAACCAAGCTGATTCAAGTTAGCATTATAGTTATACCTCGACACGTCTGCGTCAGTTAGGTTCTGATTATATTCATCTTGCAATGCGCCGACACCCATAAGTTTTTCGGCATCTACATAATCCGCCTGTGCAAGCTGTGGGGCACCAGCAATCGCGGTCATTTGATTTCCCCGTTCTGCTGTGTAGTTGTTTCCAGCCATCCGCGCATTATTGTCCGCAAGCGTCCGCGATAACCCCTCCGCTACTCGGCCCACGGTGTTACCGTAAGCACCAGAACTTGAACGGCCCGCGCGAGCAAAAGAAGCATTTAATCCCGGCAACACACTCTCGCCAAACTGTTGCACCGTTCCGCGATTTGCGGCGTTCATTGCGCTTTGCAAATAGGGATTACTGCCAGCATAAAGATAGTTACCTGAAATAGTATTCAGCGACTGCTGTTGTGCTGCGGGCAATAATGGGCTACCCATCATCGCTCTTGCTGTCGTTCCCATAATACCCGCTCTTGTCTGCATGCTTTGCGGCGCAACTGTGCTACCCGGATAATAAGCAGGTGTAAGAGAACCGCTTTTATAAAATCCCTTTGCTGCTTCTGCTGCATCCGTCATATACGGCTGCAAATAAGCAGGAAGCTGCGGCTGGGTTGACGAGCTAGACGTTTGTGTTTGCGGTCTTCCTCCAAATAATCCACCCACGCTACAAATCCTTTCCTATAACGCTATATTGCCGATAAAACCCCCGCTTTGCAAGCACCCTTTCCCACCCTATTCTTCCACACCCTGTAATCCGAACACAACCATTTAATTTTGCCCAATCCTCTATTTCAGCCAATAACTCTAGCCATTCATCTAACTTGTCTCCGGCTACTCCCACAATCTGTAAAATCTTTTTTTGCGGAAATTCAGTAATTGCCGTAACACATACGCCTACCGCCTTGCCGTTACCTCTAACAAGCCACGCATGGAAATCGCCAGCTTCAAGCAATCGCCTAATGTCAGTAAGTATATACTCACCAAAGGCGCTATTCAGCCATTTCTGTAACAGCGGCGCAAGCTCACCCCACCGCAGCTCTATGTCTTTTGGCAGCACTGCCTCTACGCTATATTGTAAACCATGCTGTTCCATCGCTTATCACTCTTATGCTTCCATACGCGCTACTAATTGACTTAGTCGCGGTTCCATCTATTGTTTCTGCCCCATTTCCGTCAAGCGTCACCGTATTTGCGCTGCTATCTGTTTTCTTCACCGTAAAAATAACCCCCCGATAATCCACAGCGGGCGGCAAGTTTACCGTAATGGCACCACCAGAAGCATTACACAGCAACGTCGAAATGCCCGTTAAAGAATACGGGCTGTCTATACTTGTAATTGATTTGATTCCTACCCTAAAAAGGCTTTGAAATATAATATTCCCATCCAACACAGCTCGCAATGCAATCGCCATCGTCCGCAAGTCGTTTAAGTCACCTACTTTTGGGTTTGTCGACGGATAAATTACACGCATTATCGGACACCCTGTGCAGTATATCTAAACTGCACCCCTTGGGCGACCCGCCATGTCCCACTTACGGTTACCTCTGCCCGGTGATAGCGAGCCACGGCCCGAAAATTCGCCTCCCCTGTTGATGCATGCGGCATCTGCGAGGCAGTGTAATTTATTGACGCGCTTTGAAGCATCCGACTACCAACACGGATAGTCACCGTATCGCTATCAGTCACAGGTATAACAGATTGAACAGCAGCCAATCCCCCTTGATTAAGTTGCGCTTCTTTAGTGGCAATTACCGCCGTCATATTACCTGCCGTATAGAACCCAAACCGGCCCGTCGCATCCACGCCGCACAGCACATACTGGCCACCCTGCCAGACTGGGCTATCAAAACTAAACGGGACTTCCTCAAGTGTTGGGTAAATCGCGCCAATGTCTTCTACTGTGTATCCTACGGTCAATCCTTGGCCCACAATCGCACACGAACTCTCAATCTCTGTCCAGCGATTATCCTGCCAACTGTAGGCTATAAGGTGGGTTATTTGATTTCCGTTATTATACGGATACGCCCACATTACGCATTTATTTACAGGGTCAACAAAACCTATTGTCTTGCTATACCGATAACCCAAATCTACACGCTGTGCAAAATAACGGTCTACCTTATTATGCCCAATACCAACACTGGTTGATCCGTTGAAGGCCATAAAACCAGATTCCGAAAGGTAATACACAAAGCTACCGTCCGTTGCCACTGAACGCGGCGCAGATGTCCCTCTTTTATCTTCAATCAACGTAAAGTTAAATATGCTATCTGGCCCAACGTAATCCATCCGCCAGATTTGCTTGTTCATTATAACCGTCGCTGTGTTCTGGCCACCAACTACCGCCTGAACAGCCCCTCCCTCACCAACTATATCGTTAAAATCTGCTTGTGTTGCAGCGGAAGACGTCCAATCTGTGGGGTTGCCAAGAGCGCTCCATTGCACTCGCTGGCTATACCCATCAATCCCATACAGCACCACAAAATCATTGACCACCGTAACTCCGCGCGCTTTAGGAGGACTTCCAGCTAGCGCAGCAAACTGTGTGCTACTCCCAATCACATAACTCTGCACTTCGTCCAAGTAGTTAGTGGCTATCACCCGATTGCCATAAACCGTAAAACTCCACCACCCGTCATTCCCCATCGTGTAATTACCCGAAGCTCGCGTAACGTCCGTCCAAGTCGTGCCAGATAACTTATAAAGCCGTGTTGTTGTTCCTACAAAAACATGCACGTTGTCCGAGGTATCGCGGCAACTAAACAAACCAACGATTGTTCCGCTAATTGCTGCCGTAGTATACCCAAACGCAGCAAATGGCTTATAGTTATCCCCCTGCGGTAAACAATTACGCGCAACAGTAGCCGCTGCACCACCATCATAATCTAACGTGTCTGGTGTCCACTCTCCAAACTTTACAATGGGCGATAAAAGCGATGGCATGTCACGGCGTCATTCCTACTACATGAGCCATCATTCCGGCCCCAGCCGTTCTCCGTTTAGAGTCCACCGTCTTCATATTCGCTTTAATCAAGGCTAACTCCCCAGCCACCATTTGCTTGGTTTGTTCGTCAACTATGTAAGTAGCCAAATGGCTTAAAGCGCCGTAGTAATAATACCCCGGAAATGCCGCCAGCAGCCAGTTTGTGGTCTGGTTATCTGAAAGCGCTGGTATTTTTGCATAATATTGCAACTTCGCCGTGTAAACCGCGTCAGGAACAGGTGCCAACCCCAGTAAATTGGCTGGCATCAACTGAAACACCCGCGGGCGACCTAGCTGTGACCGTGGGAACCGAGCGCGTATGTTAGCCTCTGTATCGAATTTTAACGGTGAGGGGTCGTCACCTAGATACAGGCTGTAAAACTGAAGGAAATCGCTTGGCAACGCGATTGTTTCACTTCCCGCCGCGGTTGTAAGATTAGCAGCAACCAACTGTTCATACATTCTCAAGTCAGTATTAGCTTCAGATTCCACCAAATCAATCGCTGTATCAATAATAGACGACGAGGCCGTTATATCCGACCTCGCCAGCTTATCGGCTATTTCAGTTTTAAGATTGGCGTATGTATCAAGACTCAACTTCTACTTCTTCCGCTACATCAGCCCTCTTCTTCCGAACACGTTTAGGCGCTTCCTCTTGGGCTTCCTCAACGCCGCCAGCTTCAATATTACCGCACAGCAACGCAAATAGCTCCTCAAGCGTTTTATCCTTATATTCACCCGGCAAATCCCATACCTTGCATTTCAAAAACTGTTCCATATTTTCCTCCTTACGTTGTTTTATACTCTGGGTTTAATGCCAGCAACTTGTCAAGCATCCGCTTTTGCACTGGGTCATTTAGATTTGCCGTATAGACATCAAACCCATATAAATCCTTCCAGCGGGCCGCTGCGCTATGGGTAATATCGGCTATCTGCTTACCCATCACGCCGTGCCTTTGTTCGTGGTTACGTTTTACGGCGTTCAACTCCAACACTGGCCGCTCGTTCTCTCGAAGCACTTCGCGCACTCCAACCTTGCCTCGGCCCAAATCTTCAAAATGCAGGCTTTTTTGTGCCGTAGGGGTAGCCGACACCGCTGTTTCAAACTCACTATGTTTCGGAACTATTTTGTAAACATCACTCATTTTACTATCATTCATAAAAATTAAGGGGGAGGGTTACCCCTCCCCGTTATCCTAGCGCCGTTGAGAGGCTTGGATATAGTCAACCAACACGTTACGAGTCGTGCTGTTAGTGTTCATCACACCCACCGCAGGAACCAGCAGCGTGCTACTGTTCACCGTGCCCGCAGCAGTATTGCCGACCAGTCGTCCATTGATGAAGTAGTCAGCACGGCCAGTTGGCGCCACGTTGACCCGCAGAGTCACCCATGCATTCGCAGTCACAGGCACGCCGGTAAACACAGCGCTGCTGCTTACACCGTTACGGTTCCCCATTCCAACCCAGCCGCTACGAGCGACGGTTTGGCTAATGGAACTACGGTTATCAAACACCAACCCTACAAAGTTAGCCGTTCCCGCTGTAAATGTGCGCGAAGTAAGGCTTGTCGCACTGATTTGCATTGGGATTGTAGAGGTGGTGGCATCCATTAACCCAGCGAAGATAACTTGACTATCGCTAGTCGCAGCCATCAGCCGAGTTTCAAACGACAACCCGCCATTAGCCGCGCGGAACATAGGCACAGCCGCGTTTATCTGACTGTTACCCGCTGCTGCGCTGGCCTGGCTGTTGCCGCTCGTCATGGACACTACGCCCGACTGCGACGTGATAATGGTGGGGGTAGCCCCGCCAGAAGTCCCGCCATAGCCCAGCCATGTCGCGCTTGTGATTTGAGAAGACCCAAAATCATCTTGAACAATGAACAATGGGGCAATCCGCACAAAACCTTGGCGGTCAATCACAAACGGTTGAGAGTTATCGGTTTGGCTTTGAGCTGCCAAGCCGCCCGTTGAATCACCAGTATTGGTGTTCCAAACAAACGACTGTGCATGACCAACCGCGCTAATCATCATCAGGCCGAGGGCCAGAAGGAGTTTAGTTGCCTTCATAGTCTTACCCTTTCATTTCCTGTTTCTGATTAAGCGCTAGTGGTAAGGTCAAAAACCGCACCATGCGCTCTTTCGTTGCGGACAATCAGCGTGCACTCGGCAATGATAGCCTTCTGGTCAGTATCAGAAGTTTTAGCCAAGTCTTCCACGCGCCATGTGCGGAGATAACCCAAAGACAAGTAGTCTGGGTTCAGCACAAACAGGTCGCGTGTCCGCACAAAGCGGTCAGGCACGATTTGATACACACCAAAATCACCTTCGTAAATTTTGATAGTGGTGTCCAGCTTGGCCTTTTCCATGCTTTGCATGCGGTTGTTGCCGCCTGTAAAGGTGCTACTGATTACACTACGGTTGAAAGAACCAGCCACAATCATGCTTGGAACTTCACCGCTGTTATCGTAAACAGAGCGCAGCACGTTTTTAAGGAGGTCTTCAGTCAACGCACGTTGGTCGCCATCAGTGCGGGCACTGCCAGAAGCACCGTTAGCGCCGTTAGCAGCCGCAGATACGTTGCTCGCAAGCCAGCTCGGCAAACCACGCATTGTCCGGCCAGTGCTATTTTCAGTGCCGTTACCACCGCCTACGTTAGCAAGGATTGCGGTTTCAACATCGGTCTTCAACGCTTTCATTGCCAGCGACAGCTGGTAGGTCATTTCATCAGCACGACCAGCGGGTTTCATCGCCAGTTGTGTGCCAGTGACTCCAATCGTGTCCGTAAAGATTTGAGTCCAGTTAGACAGACGAGTGGTTGGCACGCGGGCGACGTTCGTAAAAGTATCGCCTTCGATTTGCGCGTTAGTGCGCGGCGCACGGATGGTATCAGTCTGCCATTCGTGCAGTGTGTTGGTTACGTCAGTCCGCCCGATGGCGTTCATGACAGGGGTTTCAAATGGAGATACGTTATAAATCGTATTTTCCAAGTCTTCCCGGTTGCCTACAACCGCGTAGCGGGAGTAGGTGTTGGTTGGATAAGGCATTTTCGTTACATTCTATTGGGTTGATTTATAGCCCCAAGAACTTGCCTAGTACCGCCTGTCTGTGTTCAGGAGATATAAACTTGCCGTGTTCTTTAAGAGCTTCCATACCCTGCTCAAGCGCATGCCTGTTAGCATCACCCTTAGATGGCCGCGCAGTTGATTTAGCCAGTTTTGGCAGATTCTCAACGCGCTTTTGCAACTCTGGCTTTTTGGTTTGCAACTCATCCCAGCGGCGGGCTTTCTCAGCCAGCACAATCAGGTTGTGTTGATAAATGCTGTCCACTTCTTCCTGTGGAATACCCTCTTTTACAAGGTATTCGCCCAAGCGTTTGCGTGCAGCTTCTTCCTTGAATTCAGGCAACTTTTCATAAAGTAGCCTGCTTTCTTCAGCCATTGTCGCCTGCAATCTAAGCTGCTGTTCCTGCGCCTTCGCCGCTTCTACCTGTTGCCGCTCCGCTATAACCGCATTGTATTGCATAAGCTGGTTTTGCATTTGCAGGTATTCTGTGTTGCGACCAGCTTGCAAGGCAGCGTTCATAGCTTCGGGCGTAGGTAGCTGCGGTTTAAGTGCAGCTTCCAGCATTGTCAGCCGTTCAGCATATTGCTTTTGCAGGTTGCCAACCTCCGCTTTAGCCGCTTCTACCGTCTTCCTCTCAGAAGCCAGCGCCTGCGTCTTCTGCGTATAGTCAGCGCCTTGTTGCGCGAGTGCGATTAGCTTGCTTACGGGTAGCACTTCCGACTTGCCGCCTATAACAGCGGTGTAGGTAGGCTCCGTTGCTTGCTCTGCCTCATCTGCCCCGTCTTCGGCTTGCTCCCCTTCGGGAGTGCCTTCCTGCCCCTCTGGCACAGTTTCATCAACTGCTGGTGCGGTTGGGTTTTCACCAGTAATATCGTCTTTGTCTGTCGTAGCAGGGGTTTTAGCTGCTTCCTGCTTACCATTTACTAAACCATTTGCTATGCGGGCAATATCCGCCATCACGTTTGGTTCTGCGTTATCTGTCATTCATAAATTCTTCCGTTGCGTTTTTTAGCCTCGGCCTCCCGCTTTAGCTTTTCAGCTTCAACAATGGAGTCAGTAAGGAAAGTATGTATGTGTTTATTTACTTCGTCAAGAGCATTAAGGTAAAGCCACGCAGTCTCGCGTCTTTCGACTTCTTCAGGGGCCGTTCCACGCCATTTAACCAAAGCGTTGTATTCTACTTGCCGAATGGCCTCCTTCCACAATTCGTTGTTCAATAGTGCGCGCGCGTTATCTCCGCGTTTTATCTTCTGGTCAGATAAAAGCGGTTCCTGTTTAGTTGGCGGATTCCACGGCTTCGTCAACTCGCCCAGCATTTGCTTCCATCGGTTCATCCAACTCACTTTCCTTTGGTTCTTCTTGCACATTAGTCACTTTATATTTCAGCTCTAATTCCTTCGCTTTCAGATAGTGGTTACTTGCAATACGTTCACGTTCTAGCGCTACTTTGTCGTTGTGCTGCTGTATCTCTAGCTTCGTATCCGCAGCTGTTTTCATCGCCTTCACTTCAGCTTCCTTTTGCGCGACCATTACCGCCATTGTCTGTGCGTCCGGCTGTGGTTCTGGTGCAGGAGGCATCTTGTCCGGATTCGAGAAGAATTTGCTCACGGGCACGCCGCTTGCCTTGCTCCACTCTGCAAGACCGCTATAAATGTTTTGTTCTGTTATGAGTCTACCCATAGCCCCAGACATTGCCAATTTCTCTTGTTTAGCCAGCGTAGCTTCCGCTCTGCCAATCTTCTCCATTTGATTGCTATAACCAGTGCCGACTTTCACCACCATACGTTCACGCTCTACCCATTCACGCGGGTTTACAGTAACGAACGCCTGCTGCCGACGAATTGGGAAGCCGCTTCCGTTCTTCATCAGCAATTCATGGATTGCCAGCATTAGGTTTTTGAAAAATGTCTCGGCAAATACCCGCGCCATCATCTTAATGCGCGATTGGCTTCTGCTAAGCACGGTCATACCAACAAGATTAGTAGCATCACTAATGCTCTTGGGGTCTAATCCCTGCGTCTCCCGACTAACGCCAACACGGTCTTCCTTTATTGTATCAAGCGCCGCAAGCATGTTGATGCTCTGGTCAATCAAGGCCACAGGCGGTTCCGTCCGCACGCCCATTAGATTATTAACTCTTACAAACCCAGCAGGCCGACGACTTAACAAATCTTGAAAGGTGTTTTCATTAGCCGCCGCATCTTCAACAAAAGTCACAGGAAACTGGTTGAAATAAATATTGTTTAACGCCTGTCGCATAACCGTAGTGCGAATGCGTTGAATATCTTGGAGTATATCTGCGATAGCAACCCCAAAGTGCTTGTGCGTATTAATTATCATTCCGCCGCTCACTATCGGGACGCGGTCTATTTCCTTATTTTCCAGTACCAGCCGACTGTTCTCGCCACCAATTCGCACCAATCGCAACTCTGGCACCCCATCGCCGTCAGCATCTATACAAACGTAGCAGTTCAGCACTTGCACAATCCTGCGGCTGCTGTCGGTGCCCGCATCGTCGCGAAAGCCCGTCGCCCCTTCTTTACGCCAGCGGGTTACTTCTTCGCTCCGGCTATACCATTGATAGTTTGGTATCTGCTCTACCAACTCTATTGGGTAGCCCTGCTCTACTAAATCGCCTGCCATCAGGAGTTCTTCGTAAATCACACAACGGGCGCTCTGTAAGTCCACACTACTGTGGTGGCGGTTTATGTGCACACGCTCCGGCGGCAATGGATAAACACAAACTTGCCCGACTTCGCGGCTCTTTCTCACCAGCACATCATATTGCTTGACAACACCCTGCATGCCATCCGGCAAGACAGTTGCTACGTCCTCGCTACTCACCGCCTGTATCTCTATTTTTGGGTCTTGAGACAGCAGCACCATTTGCTCCTCACTCAAGCCCCTATATTCCTCGCGGCTGTATTTTACATCCGTCTCCCAACCAACATAGCAATACGCATTCTTGGACAGCATCGCGTCTTTTACCGCCGAATAGGTAATCATAAACCCGTCGTTTTGCTGCAAAAATACATGGCGCACGGCATCCGTCTCAAGCTCTGCCTGTTCTACATCTTTATCACTCTGGGGTTCAAATTCTACCGGATGATCGCCAGCTACAAAAATCTCAACGATATCGGGAAGGATTGATTCCACCGTATCCCGCACATCAGACGCGACATATTGGCTTTGGCCCTCCATTTCGTCACCGTAACGCTGCTGCTCATAAGCCTTCAGCGCATCTTCGCGGTCTTTTGCTATTTCGCCCGACATTGTGCGGGCTTGAGACAATTCAGATAAACAGGTTTGAACAATCTCGTCTTGCGTAAGGGGGCGTCCTGTAAAACTTGGCATGCAATAAAGATATTAAGTAAATGCTTACTTAGCAAGTGAAATTATGCCAGCCAGAATATGGCTATATAGGCAATAAAACAAAACAACAACACTAACTGCCATAACCTTGCGGGTTCAGCCATCATGCAAACCCTTTCGGCCAGACCAAATTGCTCGGCACATTATTTGCGCCGCGCTTTGCTCCCACGCTATGCCCACTGACTACGCCATACCTCATGCAGTCCATCAAATGGTCGTTCTCTTTCTTTATCATTCCCCTTTCGTCCCTCGCATATAAATGAAACTCCTGCTGCCATTGCTGACATGTATTAAACACTTTTAGCTTACCACTATACATTCGACTCAATACAGCATCTATGCCGCTTTCTACGCTGTTATCAGCTGGTTGAATCTGTAACCCTGCCTTACGAGCGCGGTTAATAAACGTCTCGCCGTCTTGCTGGTTCTTTTGATTGCCAGCAGGGTCACACACGCCACGCATCCATTTGGCACCAAGACCATGCAAACTTACTGCATGGCTTTCCAGCGTCTTTTCTCCCTGTTTGTATTCTGCGTTTACATACAGCGTATCGTTATCTCTATCGTGCGCAAAAAACAAAGCGGCTGTATTGTGCCAGCCAAAGTCCATCGCATACCAGCGAAACCAGAAGTCTTTTATCTCGCACGGTTCCACCAACAGCTTAGCTATATCCACGGGGTAAACCAACCCACTACCTACCGATGGCACTCCATTCGTTCGCGCTTCCCTTTCGTGAGGCCTGTAAGACGCTATAATCTGCTCGCGCCGTTCTGGTGATATATGCTTGGCATCGACCAAACCCATTGTAACCAACGCTCTATCAGGCGTCGGGTTCTTCCAAAAGTCATAGACAAGCTGGGTCATACCTTTCAACGGCGTAAACGTAAGAAATACCATCCCGCCCGTCGCGTTGGTTCGACTTAACGCCTCGGAATGTATTTCGGCTGGTGGTTCCTCATCTTCCCACACAAAGTCCACCGATGCCGCCTGCCACTTCTCGCGGCCTTGAGCATAGTTCTTGAAATTTAGGATGGATTCGCCGCCAGATACATGGCGAACACGAATGAAGTCAGCCGCATCACGAATACCGTGAGTCGCCTTCACTACTTCAACAATAGAAGACTCCGGCAACACGCCAGAGCCTTTTTCTCCCATCGTTCCGATTAGCTTAGTCTGCGGGCCATCCCGTGTTGACTCGGATGTAACACCACCACACCAGCCCATCACAGGCCTGTTCCAGCGCCTTCCCTGCCACCACGCAGGATACACGCCAGTTAAATGAAAAGCGCACTCTGCGGCCCCCGCAAGCGTCTTCCCAAGCTGGTTGCCAGCAGACAAGCACCGCTCACGTTTGACGGCGCCAAGCGCATGAAACTGACGCTGCTTATCATACGGCTCATACCACTCGGCACGCTGCTTTAACTCCTCACGCGCCCTATACCTTATCAGCGCCTGCTGTTCAGCTTTCAGTTCCAAGAGCTGCGAGCTTCTTTAATTCGTCTACAGACAATTCCTTATACACTGCCTCGGTTTTAATCGGGCCGCCATCCTTTCCAGTATGCTCCACCTGCTGCTTTTCCCCGAAAGTCTTAGGCGCCAGCTTACTTGCTCGCCACTTCACACCGTCCAAATAAGCCCGATAGGCTTGAGGGTCTACGCTATACGACGGATTTTTAGCAACCAACTGCGTGCCAATAACCCCCGCTGTATCAGCCATATACACCGCTTGTTCTTCGCGCGCGCGGGCGTATCTCTCCGCTAATACTTTATCGCCTGCCCGCCACTCATGAAATGTGCTCGCACTTGGCAGCCATTCCTCGGCGTTGCAAATGTGTTCAAGCCCAAGCTCCGACGTCGCAAGTTGCAACAAAATATGCTTAACAGCTTCTTCTTTCTTATCGTCGGTCCAAACAATCGGGCGTGCCATGCCATAAAATTAAATCAATAGGTTGTGGTCGTCAAATAGATTGTTACTCTCTCCATTTTGTTTCGTCCCAATTGGATTTGCCTTCGTTGCAGGCTTTGCAAAGGATTTGAAGATTATGCAAACTCATTGCCAATTCAGGGTATCTGCTTTTCGGTTTGATGTGGTCAACGTGTAATTGAGCTTCAGGGCCAGCACCACAGCACGCGCATTTGTTACCGTAAGTTTTAAGAGCCAAGTAGCGCAGCTTACGCTCTTTGCGTTTGAAGTTCTTTCTGCTTGTGCCACCAAACCCCATCAAGCCTTTGCAAAACCTATCTCCCACTTCATTTGCTTTCCTTGCGTTTAGGCGCAGACCAAAACGACAAGCGGAAGTGCTTGGAGCGGCCTTTGCCATTGACTTTGCTGATGAGTCCCTTTCGGATAAGGAAGGCGATGCGGCGGTCTACATGTGACCTATGCGCCCCAAGCGTATCTACAATATCATTTGCAGTGATATAAGCAATACCATCACGGTAATTAGCTTTATATAAGATAAGAAGGAGAATGCCCAACGTGGTTTCAAATTCAGCATCGTTTTGGAACGCTGCCAAATAGTGCTGCGATAGCATTAAAAAGCGGCCGCGCCTCACTTTTCCTCCCTTTTACTTCATCAGCAAAACAAGAATAACACGGCGCTATTTTTAGTCAATCTAATTACGCTGCATAGTGGTAATCAATTACGCTTCAGAGTGGTAATCACTTTTGACACTTTGCACGTTAAAACAACAAAAAAGCAATTTCCGTATCTATTCTTACTTATACGTCGGTGCGGAATGCCCTATTACAATACAGGCGGTGGCAACAGCGCAGTCATTTCCTGATAGCCACTCATCAGCAATTCCATCTATTTTATTCTCCTAACAACCTCTTGTTTGTCTTTTCCCACTCGCCCAATATTCTTTTTGTATCTCTACCAGGCAGGTGGTTAGATTTATCGCCAGCATAAAGATGTTTTAACACATCAACCGAGCGTTTAAACTCATCCGACGACAACTTAAGCACTTCCCTAAACTCTTTATCTTCAGCTTGCTCCACATCCAACCAACAACCCTTAGTAAATGGCGGCGGCGGTGCTGGCTGCTTGGCCTTAAACAAACTTCCCATCACTTCACCTCCCCCGTCCACATATAAAACAGCGCCCAATCCCGACTATCATACGGCCACACAGAGCGTCCAAAGTTGTCCATCACATACGGGCCAAACTCTGAAGGCACCAACACAACTGCATGAGCCCCCCTCGCTTTATGGATGCCATAGTAGATGTGGCCTTTTATCCCAACTTCATCCAATCGCGCTTGATAGCTAGCCGCATAAACAGCACAATTCCCATATTGAGGCCACTTAGCATCGGCCTTTATGGCCCGGAAATCCTTTGCGCCATAATCTTCATACTCCATCACGTTATCCACGCTGGCTTTGATACGATTAAGCCTGCCGATAAGGCGTTGCTTGGTAATAAAGCGGCGAATGCTGTTAAACATCACAACACCTTCCGCCCTTGGTGATACAGCGCCATAGCCCTTGGGTGTTCCTCATCCGCAGGCACATCGCCGCTATACGGAACCACGCTGGCAATGGAGGCACGCGACACATAGATTGCCCCACGCTTCTCCAGCGTAATCCCATCATCAGCCACCTTGGTCACAACACCACTCAACTTGGCCCCGCTATTGAGGAAGATGTTGACTTCCACCGCCTCCTCTTTCAAAGGCGTTACAAACTGCTCAAACAGCGTCTTAGCGAGCTTCATTTGGTTGCCCCCTTAAGCTTGCCTTTAATCTCTTGCAGCACGGAATACGGTGCAGATACCCAATAACGTCGCTCATTCTTCGGCCCCACCAGATAGCTCACCTGTAAATCATGCTCCCGCAACCATTCCAGCGCCTTGCGCTTTTTGCGCCCCATGTCGGTGCGGTAGATGCCCTTGGTCTCCAGTAGCTTGTCAACTTCAAGCTGGCTCAATCTGCGACCATTCAGCAGCGCCATAGCAATGTGATAAGTGCAGCTTCCTTTTTTAAGATTAGGCAGCGTTTCTATTTTCTTCTTCATTGTCCTCACTTTCCATTGTTAAGCTAAGAAAATCACCAGCAGCATGAGCGCACCAGCAATCGCACCAATACCAAAAGCAATAGACGCCTGCGCCAGCGGGTCGTTACCCGTTACTGCCGCTTCTGCCATTTTGTCGAGTAGTTTCATTTTGTTTTCCTTTTCTTTGTTTGTGCCTTATTTAACCGTATCAATACCCTTATGTCAATAATCCTAACTTATTGAATTGTCGTTTTGTTGTTATTTTCTATTGACCAATACACCATTACACTTATAATGGGGCTACAACAAAAGGAGAAAAACACAATGAACGATGAAATGATGCCAGAAATGACCGAACAGGAATATCAAGAGATGATGGATGGATACGAGCAATGGCTCTATGAACGCGCAATGGAGGAAGCCAAATAATGAGCGTTAGCGTTTTCACTCAACTTAAGATGCCTTTTGAACCTAGCCGAGTTAGTTGGCGCGTTGGCAGCACTACAGCCGACAAGTCCAAGGGACTTGCACTTGCCTACATAGACGCACGCGATGTTATGAACCGCCTCGACGATGTAATGGGGCCTGATAACTGGCAAGACCGCTATGAAGTCCACGGTAATAAAACCGTTTGTTATCTAAGCATCCGATGCAACGAAGGCTGGATTACTAAAGCCGATGCCGCTGGTGATAGCGATGTTGAGGCAGAGAAAGGTGCAATCAGCGATGCGTTCAAGCGTGCGGCGGTTAAATGGGGTATTGGCCGCTACCTTTACGACATTGAAAGCCCATGGGTTGAACTTGATGGCGGCAAACGTATTGCCAAGCACGAATACGCTAGGCTGGAACGGCTCTTACGCTTTGACGCCACAGATAAGGAAGCCGCCGCCGTCCATTGGGCTAACAGCTACGCCGCAATGCGTGAACTTGAAGCCGACAAGGTTGGCTATGATGGCGAGAACAGCGCAAAAATTGCCGCCGCTGCAAAGTATCCTAAAGCCAAGCAGATATTGATGGATGCGGGGGTGCCCTTTTGACACTTGACGAAGCCCGCGACGCTTATCTTGCTGCCTTCCGTGCAGCCATAGAAGCTCTTAGAAAACTTGAAGCCGCACAAGCAGCAGAGAGAAAGGCCAGAGATATTTACAAAAAACTCTGGGATCAACAAATGAAAGACGATGAAAATGAATAAAGACAACAGCGGCAGCTTGAGCATTAACAGCCGCAAGGAAAAAGACACCCACCCCGACTACAAGGGCAAGATTACGATTGATGGCAAGACCTACTGGTTATCAGGCTGGAGCAAGACCAACGACAGCGGCGACTGGATTAGCCTAAGCGCCAAGCTAGCCGATGCCACGAGCGCCAAGCCTGCCGCCAAACCGATTGCCAAGCCGCTTCCTAAGCCAGCTGCTATGCCTGACGACTCGGAAATCCCTTTTTAGGTGATGGCCATGAAACGCAAGCAAACCCGCCGCATTCAGTTCTGCACTACGTTTGACCGTGACCTGTTGGCCTTCATCAAGCGCCAATCAGCCGCGCAGGGCATGGATACCGTAACCTACATCGAAACCCGCCTGCTTAATCACCTTCACCTGTTTGGGGTGGAGGTTACGCCTACAATGAGAGGCACCGCGCAGGAATACTTATGGAGCATTAAGCAAGGAAAGTAACAATCATGCCACGCAAGCAAGAACAACAACAAGGTTTGCAGTTTACTCCATCTCAACATCAGCAGTTACGGGATATTCAAGAACGGCGCGACCAACTCCTGTCAGAATTAGTTGTCCTTAAGGTTTACGAAGACCAAATAATTGATGCGGCCCGCGCTAACTCACACCGTGCCGCGCTAAAGCCAACCGCGCATCGTCAAGCGACTTGATAATGTAATAACACCCACCAGCCTTCACCAAATCGGCCTCAAATTGTTTTTGGAAGGTTGACTGATATCCCTTGGGCGCTTTGACCTCAAAACCAACCAAACGCCCTCCTACGCAGAGCAGAATATCCGGCACACCGTTACGCTCACCTAACTTCTTACGTTTCAGGAAGGTTTCCCTGTTTTTATCGTAAGTACCCGTGTTGCTTTGCCGCCAAAAAAACAGCTTGCCTTGGTTTTGCAGCACTTGCAGGTATTCAATCACGGAGTTCTGAATAAGACGTTCAGGCTGCTCTCGGCGTTGTTTAGATTTTAGTTTGAACAGGTTCACGCATCACGACTTCCTTTAATGACTTCCTCCCGCCATTCTCTAACCTTTTTTGGGTCGCCACCCGCTTTCACATAAAGCTCACACAAATAATCAAACAATGTCATAGCAGTCCATATACTCCCCGTTAAATTGATATTTTAGCACACCCAATCCGCCATAGCGATTTTTTGTAATGTGCCCGATGATTGTTTTAACCCTCTCGTTCTTGGTCAACTCATCCACCGCTAACTCCACTATGCCCTCCGGGTCAAACGTAGCAGCTTGCCCGCCGTAAATACCCGTGCCACTCCCAGCGTTCTTGACCCCATCGCTGTTGAGGTGGGCAAGCATAATCACCGTAGCACCCGTGCGGTCGGCCAGCGTTTTACAATAGCGAGTTACCTCTTGAACCCGTTCAATTATTGTTTGCTCGCTTTGAACAGGTGCGGAACTAATACCATCCAAGCAAATTAAATCACAGGCCCCGCAACGCTCTATCATCTCTCCCACGTTGCGTGGGTCTTTTACCACCACCAAATCCCTGTCCATCAACTTGTCTTGCTGGCGGACAACATGGACGACCTGATGCTCGGTAAGGCCCTTGCGGAAGCTCGTGATAGGAGTGCGCGTTTCCCGCGCCATGATGCGGTGCCAAACCTCGCTCTCGGTGCCCTCAAAAAACACGTGCCGCACCTTCTTGCCCTGCTTGGCCACATTCCACAGCATGTTCAGGGCTAACGCCGTCTTCCCTGCACCACCGCGTCCGGCTATCACGTAGCGAGCACCCCTCGCCAACCCGCCAAACGCCTCATCCCATGCCTTCAGGCCGGTTTGTAGCATGCGTTCAGGCTCCTGCGCTTGTTTCAACGCCGCCTGCATCTGCTCTAAGGCATCTTCAGGCTTCTTGGTCGTAAAGCCCACCGAGCTTTCGGCAAGCAACTTCTGTGCTGCCAGCATCGCAGTCTCATCGCCTTTTGCAGCAGCCTCATTCATCATCTTGGAATAAACAATCATCATCCGCCGCTGCTTCAGATGCTTGATCAGCCACATAGCCCCGTTTAAGTCTCCGCCCACTCCAATGTCCATTATGTCCTGAACCGTTTGCTTTGGGTTATCAAACTTAAACTGCGTATGTGCCATAGCCTCTACCACCGACGCTGGCCACACATACACGCCCCGTTTCAGCATGGCCTCAACCAACTCAAAAACCGCCGCGTTGGCTGGCACATAAAAGTCGTCTTTTGTTATCTGACCATCTACTATCGGCCAACTTTTCGGCTCAACGATAAGCTGCGCTATCAGAGCAAATTCTGCCGAATGTGAGTGAGGTAGGTGTTCCATTAGCGGTTCCCTCCCTCTAACTTCATCAACTCGGCGCAAATCTGCGCTTTGGCCTGTTTATCAATGGCTGACTGTCGATTATCCTCTTCAACAGCCTTATCCTTTGCCTCTGCAAGCGTAAGACGCATTCCTTCTCTGCGATATTCCTCCATAATCACAAGGCTTCGTTTCCACAACCTATAATCTTTTTCCTTTTCCGTTTCGTTTTCTGTTTTTTTGCTGGACAGTTCTATGGAGAGTTCTAATGGAGAGTTAGTATGAACGTCCTTCACCCCTTCAGGTGAACGTCCTTCACCCCTCACATGAACGTCCTTCACCCCTTCACCCTCCAAGGGATGAACGTCCTTCACCCCTTTTGGGAACGCCGCCACATATTCATTAGCAGCCCATTTTTTCCCCTCTAATTGACGCTTACGAGTTCTTAGCCACCCAGCTTGTTCAGCTATGGCCAAGTGAGTAATAACCGCTCTCTCTGATAAGCTGCACAGCTTTGCTAACCTCTGCTGGCTAGGGAACATCGCATCCCCCATATCATTCAAGTGGCTTCCTAGTGCTGCCAAAACCAATTTGGTTGTTGCGGATAATTGACTTTCAAATATGGCTTGCCGCCATGACCAGACTTTGCTCACATTCCTGACTTTCATTGTTTTCCGCCTGACTTAATCGGAGGGGGCAGCCCGTCAGGAAGGCTTCTCGGAGCTAGTCTCCTAGCCCCCACGCTGATTATGCGTTGCATAAATGTTTTCGCAATAGGATTGATTGCAACAACAATCTATTTTATATTCGATATGTCTGCGGCTCTGGGTTATGCATCCGCGTCTTGGGGCTTTGGCCCCTTTTTAATACCCGCGTATTACTTTTGCACTGTTTTAGCCTCAAACTACTGTTCCTGTATTAGTTTTGGCGCTGCAAGCGCCTTCGCCGCGCCCTTGCTAAAGCCGCACTACGTTGCGGCCCGTTGGGCTGTGGTCGCTGGCGCCATTGTCAATTCAAATAAATAGGAGCATGATTCAGTTGTTTCCAAACCGGAAACATCTGCCCTACCGTTTCAGGAGGTAAATCATGGCAGACACGCGTGCGCCCTCTCACAGGGTGTATATCGTGGAAGAAGTGCCGGACAGCAGCGACAAAAAACCATTCTGGCAAAGCATTGGGGCCGCGTGGCCTCACGGCGATGGGAAAGGTTTTAACGTAATCCTGACCGCACTGCCTATCGGCAACAAGCTCGTTATCCGCGAGTTTTCTGAACAGGAAGCGCAACCACAGCCGCCGCCGTCCAACGGACAAAGGCGCAAGTGAAAGCGCGACAACAGTAACCCCCCCATGCTCACCAAAAGTATGTGAGGGGGTTACTGCTTATTCGCCCCACGGGGAGGGCCGCTCGCTTGAACCCTCCCCGTGCGGCTCCAAAAGTATAAAACCAATTCGGTGATGCCACCGCTATGGTCTTGTGCGCCGCTGCGCCCCGTTACACCGACTTCTAGTAATCTATGTTGCATGGCAAGCTGGCTCCATGAAAACATGGACACCCGAGCTGCTAGAAGCCGCTATTCAAGCCGCCAACTCCGGCCAATCCGCCTCGCAAATCGCAGCCCTGGTCAGCGAAGCCGCTGGCCGTTCAATAAGCCGCAACGCCGTTATTGGTGTTCTCTATCGCAAAAAAGTGCGCTTGCGCGGTTCTTCTAGACCGCCACGCTCTAAACGAAACGAGAAGCGGGCTAAAGCCCGCACATCACGGCGCGCCGTGATACCGCATAAGCCTAAAGACAACACCCCGCTGCCGCCCGATTTTACTTTTGAAAAACCCACCCAGCACCCCAACCCGTCCGTAATTGGCGGCTTACCTTTGCTAGCAACAAACGACAACCATTGCCGCTATTTTATCTCGGACTTTCATGTGTGCGCCAATCCTGTTGTTAATCGGTCTTTTTGCGCGTTCCATTATGCTAAGTGTTATAAGCTTGCCAACGATAATTAATTGGCAAATAATTTAACTGCGAATAAACGCAATCACGGAGACACCTCCATGTTTACTAAGGCAACCTTCAGCCTTCAACTTCCAAACGGCGAGCCGTACACCCACGCTATCCAGCCTAACGGCGAGCTTGTGGTGTTGCGCTCTCCGCAAGGTTTAACCCACATGCTCACCGTACTTATTCGGCAGGCAGGTTTACGTTACGCCACCAAAGAGCAGTTGTTGATGGTTTCGGCCATCTCGCAGCTTTTGGTCGACAAGAACCCTGCCGTTGAGTTAGTCTACAAAGCAGGCACCAACCCTCTTGCAAAGACTGTTCCATTCGACGATAGCCGCCAACTCCACTTATTCAGGCCGCCGAGTAGCACCTGACTTACGCCTTGCGCAAATAGCGCCACGAAAAAAGGGGGGGGACACAGCGTCCCTCCCCTTATCTTTTGCGTAATGCTACGAAGATGATTACACCTTGAACTCCTCGCGGTTGCGGCCCTCCGCCTCATAGGCAGCCAGCCAAGTGGGAATACGCCCGCGGCCCGCCCATGTGTTGCCCGTGGCAGGGTCACGATATTTGGCCGCCACAATGTTGGTGCCGCCCTTGAGGCGCTTCAGCTCATCCAGCAGGGCCTTGGCCTTCCCCGCTTTGGCATCCCCCACAATGTTTGCTAGCCGCCGCAGCAAGTCCTCCTGCTCATCCAACGGCAGAGCCTTAAACTTCGCTTCCAGTTCATCCATGGCTTACCTTTCAGCCGCCGAATGCGGCAGATAACCCTTGCACTTCCGCCATTGCCGCTCAAGTCGGATAAAGGTGGATTACGGGGTGTAAAATATTTTGTAAATCCCCTTTACAATGGTGCGTATAAGGATTAATATACTTACACAATCAAGAAAACTAAGAGAAAGAGAATCCATGATAATCCGCAACTGCCCACTATATTCAATCCATGATGATGCCATTGATGAACTCAAAACAGATGCCACACCCGATGATGTGGCGCTAACCGTCACGATTTCCGAAACAAGCGGCGCGGATGCCCGCCCAATCAGCCTCAGTCACAGCACTGGTGGAATTATTGAGGATAAGTGGAACTTTACCAACAAATACGCAAGCGTGGTTGGCTTTGCCTTCCCCTGCAACGGTGCGATAATTTCGGGGAAGCTTGACGTGCCTGTTTTGGCTAAGGTTGAGAGCACTATTGGTGGGGAGCCTGAGGCAGATAGCAGCGCTGTTTATTACGAAGAAATAAAAGACGCTATTCGCGCCAAATGCGGCAACATTAATTTTACCGGCACAGAATTGGAGATTTAAAATGAAAAGAACATACGCCGTGGATGTTACTATAGCGCAAACCTTTACGTTAAGCCGTGTTGTTTATGTGAAGGCTTCTGATGCAGACGAAGCGCTAGACAAAGCAACCGATTATGCAAAAAGTCAAATTAACACCGAGGCTAATAAGTTTAATACGATTGCCCAAAATACCGAATATGATGCTAGGATTGCTGTTGTTGGGGTGGATAATCAACCAGATGTGGAGGGTGAGTAGATGAAATGGCAACCAATTGAAACCGCTCCAAAAGACGGAACGCTTATTATAGCCATGAACATTCAAGGATATATTGATTGTGTTTCTTGGACGCGCTTTGACACAGAAGATAAAGAGGAAATTGCCAAGAAGATACGCATATACGGCAGTTATTTTGGTTGGTTTCATGCAGAGCGCGTTTATAGCGGCGGCGATATGCTATTAGAAGAAAACCTTTCTTTTGAGCCTACTCATTGGATACCTTTACCTAAACCACCAACCAACAGGATTGCGAGCAATGAATAAACTATTTGATATTATTGTTTCACTCTTAGCATCCGTTGGTTTTTGCGCGGTGTTCTTTGTGTTGTTATACGGCCATCTAGAAATGCCAAAAAGCCATGTTATTTATGTTGGGCCTTTTTATTCAACCAACGAAAGCAACGACAATGCCGAGTGATAAAGCGATGCAAGAAGCTCACAAAATTGCAGTAGCGGTTGAAAAACGATTATTTCAAACTGAGGGATATGACCCTTGCGAGAGGGATGTAGAAGTAATTACGCCGATTATAGCTAACGCTATAGACACCGCCCTAGCCGAAGCTTGCTTAGAGGGGGCGAGGGCGATGCAGGCCGCTGCTGCAAGTGAGTTAGTCAACCAGCACGCATCTGCTGAGATAGACGGTTATCAGGCGTCTTCCACAGTAGACGCCCTAGACCCACAACAGGTAATCAATGAAAGCGTGAAATAATGGATAACATCGGAATGCCGACTCATGTGCTGGAATGGGTGCGCCAGTTTCCAAACAGCCGCCTAGTTATTAATATCAACGATAATGGCTTTGTTACCCTATGGAATAAAGTCAAATCAATTGACGATATGTTGGACGAACGCGAAGCCCAAGTCCGTGCAGAGGAACGGGAGAAGGTTGCGGGTTTGGTGGAGGCTTTGGAAATGCTTTGTGCATGGCAAACCGCTTGGGAACTTACGGACAATTACCTTGCTATGGGGCCAGCTTTTAACAACGCCAAGCAAGCATTGGCCACCTATAACGATAACAGGAAGGGTTAGGGGAGATGGTTGAGGTGCTAGAACGCCGCATTGACCCAGAATGTGGTTGCTCTGTAGAAGATGTTGTTTGCCACGGCATTTTCATGACTATTCACCACGAGGATGACGGCACAGGGCACATCATAGTGGATTGTGGTGAAGCAGGCGAAGATGATTTTTTTACTGGCCCTGTAAAATCTATGGAAGAATTAGAACAGGAAGCCGATAAACTGGCTCTTAAACTGCTTGAACAATATGGCACAGAAGAAAGATAAACCCATGCCCAATAACCAAGACACCGTGAAGTTGCTGCCAAATGTTACTTTTGACGATGTTTGCGAAGACAAAGAATTATGTGAAGCCATACGCAACGCGATGCTCCCAGCTATTGAGGCGGTGGTTTATCGCAGCGCAATGGTGGCCAAGCAGTTTGCATTACAGGCGATTACACTACACCGCGCCCCCACACCCCGCGAGCAAGAGCTAGAGGCACAGAACAAGGCGCTGTGGGAGTTGGTAAGCAAAATCGTTGGTGCAAACAATTTAAGAGTAGCTCATGGCGACGAAACATATTTAGGAGCTGCTATGATGGAGGCAGATGCGGCAATTCAAAAAGCAAAGGGAAGCCGTTGACGTGAAAGCACCAAAAGAACTTAGAGATTTTGTGAAGAAAATTATACGTTGGCAAAAGCGCATCGGTGTTTTGAAGAAAAGTGGTTGCGTTTGGTGGGACAGTCCTGCGTATGAACGCAAAATGACTAAGAGCAAAAAGAATTATAAACGAAACAACAAAGTGGAAGCCCAATCATGACCCCACTAGAAAAAATCGCCGCACTTAAAGCGGGTGAGATTGATGGGCTGTTAGAGAAAACTATTTATAAGGGTGCTGCCTTGGTAAGTAGAACAATGATGCATGGACGAAAAGAACTATCTCCTAACAGACAGATGGCTCTTGCTCGATTTGATGCCAAAGCCAACGCCGCCAAGGTTGAAGTGACTAAGGCGGTGCTGGATGAGGTGGAGGCTGTTTTACAGCGGGCTAAAGATACTGGATTTATTGAGCCAGAACATTCCCTAACTCTAGTCAAACAACTCAAGAAGGCGCTAAATGGGTAAATACTTAGCTTTGTTTGTTTTGCTGCTTGTATATGCCTTTCAGTTAGAGGCGTGGGATGGCGGACATTATATGTGGTGGTGTGTGTTTTTAATACTCGGAGCCAAATCTGCTTTTATTATGTTTGATGAAATTAAAAAGGAGGCGCTATGAAACAGCTTAAAGACTGTGTGAGTTTGGAGGAAATTCATAAGAACCTCCTATTTTGGATAAACGAACAGCCAGATAGTGTTATGCAATCGCTTCAACGCGCCTACGAGCTAGGACGACAGCAGGAAGCGGCTATGTGTAAACTTGCTCAAATTGACCAAGAGATTGAGGCGGAGTAAGTTAAATGAAAACCACTACTAAATATCCACAGCTATTTGACATCATAGAACTTGGAATGTCTGTTCAAATGTATGACACGCTATTTTGCCATTATAACACCAGCTTTCATAAATGGATTAGGATGATGATTTAATGAAGTCGTCAACCGATACAAACCTAATCAAACTCATCAAACGCTGGCTAACACTACCAAACATGCCTTTCCGCGTAGATGGCTGGGCACTATCGGTTGACCGCAAGTATTCAGCCAAGCAGGCTAAAAAGTTTTTTAATAAGCAACGGAAAAAGCAGAAATGAAACCAGCAACCGAATGGCAGCGCCTACTATCATCAGAACAATACAGAGTCGGCGACTTTGTGCAGTGGATTGAGGATATTCAGCGGGATGCACTTAAACACGCTGGATTATATTGTCAGCTTGATGTCCATGATTACAAATTAGGTTACTCACCTTCAGGTAGGCATTTAGACAAAAAAGCCACACAAGAAGGTGAAATTGCTTGTTTACGCATTAAAGAGGCAATATATAGGCTTATGCCCCCGCAAGCACCGCTAAGCCTCCAGCAAGCCGACAAGCCGCCTGCTACCAATGAGGCATGAACCGCGAACAAGCTCACCACGTCAAAGCTAAGACGCTAATCACCAGCCACCTCGCCAACATCGGGGAACGCCATTTCTGGCAGGTGTATCAAGACTGGCTGGCCGCCATGGTAGCCGCCTACGCCAAAGACGAAGACGCCTATATGAAGGTTATCAACGCCTACACGCAGACCGCCGCAGTAGGTAAGCGCCCCGCCGACCACATGGCAGCGGCCCACACTGAGTTGCTGGTAGCCATGCAAGAGTGCAACAACCTAGGCATCCCCGTCCCCGACTACCTTGGCGATATGTATGAGGAAGCCCTGTTGTCGAACAAAGCGCAGGGGCAATTTTTCACGCCTCAGTCCCTTGCGGATGTAACCATCGACCTCATCGCCCCCACCATCAAAGAAGGCCACAAGGTGTGCGACCCCGCATGCGGAAGCGGTAGGATGCTTATATCCGCCATCCGCAAACAGTCCTACGGCATTTTTTACGGCATGGATGTAGACGTGAACTGCGTGAACATGTCGGCCCTCAACCTACTATTCCGCAACGTCAACGGCTACATCATCCACGCCAACACTCTCAGCCTCGAAACCTGCGGGGGCTATGCGCTCCGCCGCACGGTAGCGGGCGGGGAGATGCGGAAGATGGACAAGGAAGAGGCTTACAGCCTGCTGGTGATTTACGATAAGCAGGTGAAGCAAGAGCCAGTCGTCAAGGATAGCTTGACACCTGAGCCAACGTGTAAGGAACGCTTACAGGTTCAGGATACAAAGCCCCGCGAACAGGAGCAGCTAGACCTTGGTTTTTAATTAGCCTACCAAGAAATCTTCTTTCTTCTTACCAACATCTAAATGCCTTTGAAGCCATGCCGCAGGGCGACCACGACCACTCCACTCATCACCCGTCTTTGGGTCGCGGTATTTCACCGCTGCTTTGCTACGCTCACCGCCAGACGTCTGCCTTTGACGCCGTGGCCTATCTCCGCCGCCATACACACCAAGCGCCGCAAGTGCCGCTTGTAGCTCTGCAACCTTAGACGCCTTAGCGGTTGAATGTACCTCCTCAAGTTGCTTTATAAATTGCGCTTGGTCGTCAAACGTCAGCAGCTTAAACACATCCAACGCCTCATCCAGCACATCGGTTTGCGGTTTTTTTGCCATTACACTCTCCTTCGTCGCTAACCACTGCTAACAATTCCCCCTAAAATGTCAACACCTGCCGTTCCATGTTCCAAGCCTTTAAGGGGTGGAACATGGAACACACTATTAGCGAGCCTTGGTGAACATCTGGCCAGCAACTGGTCAGCACCGTTATCGGCTCGCCAGCAACCACGGCCACCGCTATGCACAGTCAGCGTACGGCATAAGCCTGTATTTGCTGGTCTTTTTAAGAAAAAGCGAGCTTGGGAAGCTGACGTTCTACCACTGAACTACACCCGCAACTCCGAGATTGTCAGTGCACCTGCTGAATCGCAATCGTCTAGCACCAAGTCAAGGTAGGCTTCAATCGCCGCGCAAGCCTTGTCAAGATAATTTGGCGCAAACCCAATGTAGCGCCACGTCTCCCCGCTGGTTGCATGGCCGAGCTGCATCTTTATCTGTTCCTCCGGCACACCCCGCGCCCGCATCCACCGCCCCATCGTGTGTCGAAAGCTGTACAGCGTAACATCCTGCCCAAGCCCCGCCCTCTCCCGCGCCTTCCGCCACGCCGTTATGCCAGAACCGACAGGCTTACCACGCCAAGCCACCACATGGCCGCTACCGCTGTTTTTTGATAGCTGCGTAGGCAAGCGAACCACAGGGCGCCGTTTCTTGTTCTGCGCCCTTCCTATGGGGTTAAGATACACCAGCCCCTCGTCATGCCGCACCTGCGCCCAATCAAGCTCCAAGATTGCCGCTGGACGCGCCGCCGTAGCTATCAGCCACACGCACAGCCGCCACAGGTGAGGGGTTGCCTCACACTCGCGCAACAACCTACGGACTTCCTCCACGGTCAGCGGCCTGCCCATCGGCTCTTGCTCACCGACTGGCACCATGGGGATGTGCGGCACGCTCACCAGCTCGCCCCGCTTCCAAGCCATCCGCAGTGCAGCCTTACCCGCCATGAGAGTGTGGTTGACGGTGCTGGGGGCAAGCCCACGGTCTTTAAGTGCGGTTATGAATTGCGCCAGCCTATCATGGTGGCAGGCATCCTTGACGCTGGCAGCACCATGGAATTCCAACCAATAGCGCAGCTGGCCTTTGATGGTGGGGGCGGATGCCACGTTCTTTGCGTGCCCTTCCCAATACCGACGCAGCACGTCAGCCAATACCGCATCCGTTGCCGTTTCGTTCTCAACACGCCGGTTGGCAATAAACCACTCCTCTAACCGCTGCTTGGCTTCTTCAAAGTCTGTTGTGCCAAGCGTAGCGCGGCGGAGGGTTCGGCCTTCCATCCAGCAGCGGTAGTATGCTGGGGAGCCTGCCCGCTGCCCGACCCAGTATTCCCCGTATTGGCATTCGCGTTTGGTGTATCGGCCCATGCTGAACCCTTGATAAGCAAATCTACGATGTGGACGCCAAGATAGCGAACTTTGCGCTCCGCCATGTTGATGTAAGGCACCTTGCCTTCGCGCCGCCACCGTTTTAGGGTGGACAAGTCAACCTGCAAGAAGTGCGCGGCCTCGGCCTCTCCATACTGGCGGTAGAGGGCTATCTTATACTCACCGGCGACACCTTCACGCAAGCGTTGGTGTTCATCATCACTTCCCGCCACAACTGCCTCCAAGGCGCGTTAAGGCTTCAAGGGTGGAGGGGAGGCCCCACACCAGCAAGCACACCACTAGCCCCGCAAGTGCACCTGCCGCTCCCCTCCGCCAAGTAGCAAACCCGAAGTAGCAGAGCGCAGCAAGGTTGGCAAAGGCGCCCCACGGCTCATAAAGAGGCACAGCCCATGCCCTGCCCCAACAGTAGAGGAACGGATACCCGCCGTATTGCACACTAACTACGTTGGCTATATACACCACAGCTAGCCAACCAACTAGCAGCTCCCACCCCTTCAGCTTCATAGGAGAAAGTCCCATGCCCATCACCCGCGAGGAACTAGCCGACGCCTACGTCAACCGTGTAGCTGACAACAACACAGACCGATACGCCACATGGCAAGCAAAAATGAGACAGCTTAATGCTGACCAGTTTGATAAAGCCGATTTACAGCTTATCCAAGCAAACGGCGGCCTACAAGATACAACGGTTGCTCAAGCGGCTGCCGCTGGTGCAAAACGCGCCGTAACCATGCAAAAAGGCAAGGTTGCCGCAAATATGGCCCAACCCTTCATTCAGGCGATTTTCAGAGGCTTAGGCGGGAGGCGGTAACGCTATCCCGTCATAAACAAACCCCTTCAAAAACACAGGGTAAAGCGTGCAGGGGTAAACGTCCCACCCCCTGCATTGCCACATATCATCCACACCACGCACGCCAACGCAAAGCCCGTAAGGCTCCAAACACGCCTTCACAATTTTATAATCTTTACTTTCCGCCCATGTGTTGACCTTACCAGCAGGCATTAAAGCGGGCTGCAAAAACGGCCCGTTGTTTTCCCACACGTTTACGGAATGTTCGGCCCAATCAATAAATGGTTTTTCAACAAACACAATCGGCAACACACTTAAATCAACACCTGCCATTCGCACAATAGCCATGGCATCCGGCAATTTACCCACGGCGTAATTCAAAAAATCCGCTTCATAACTACGGGCTTCTAACTCCCCCATAGCCAACATCCGCTTGCACACCTTCCCGAACGTGGCAGGCGTCACTTGCACGGCACCCTCCAAAACAAGTGTGGCAACAACACCACGTTATCCACCCATACCCCAGATACCACGAAGGCCACGAAGCAGGAAGTCTAGCGCCCAGGTAGATGCACAATATGCCTTCGCTCCGCGAAGGCTCCGTGTGCGTCTCTTCAGAAGGCGCTACACTCCACCATGGCTATCCCCTACTTCCAACATGACTACCTTAGCAAGCCAAAGCTAACAAGGCCAGATGCCGCCGCAAACCACCTTAGCTATCTGCTCCGCAAACCGGAGTGCATCTATTCGTATTCCGAGCGTTTCACAATAACCGATGGCGCCTCCAAATCAAAGCGCAACATGCAAGCCTTCCTCAACCGCCGCACCGAGGAGCTACGCGCCAACGGCAGGGTGTGCGACAAGTTTATCATCGCGCTGCCCGTTGAACTTACCTTAGACGATTGGGCCAAAGCATGCCGCCGCTTTGGACACCGCATTAGCGAAGGAAAAGCGAGTTATTTTTTCGCTATCCATGAAGGAAAGAAAAGTAACGAAAACCCCCATGCTCAATTTATTTTTGTTGATGCCGAGAAAATCCACCGCGAAGTCACTGGGCCGCGCGTGTTTGGCACAACCAAGCGGGGCAGCACCGCCAAGCTCAAGCTGGTGTGGGAGGAAGTGCACAACCAAGTCATGCTTGAGGCTGGGCAGGAAGCTACCATCAGCTTTGCAGACGCCCGCAAAAAAGCAATGGAACGCCTTGCAGAGCAGCACGGAATACCGCTAGAACCATTTTCGCGGCCCCACGAAAATGGTCTTGACGATGTAGAACCTAATGCACCGCTAAGCAACGTAGATGTTCCACGTGAAGCCGAACGGACGCTTACAATAGAGCTTCCTGATAGCCGACACTCCGAGGAAGATATGGAACTGGTAGCACCCTCTGGCGCCATCTACGCGCGCACCGCCGTAGATGCCCTCAAGGAGAAGCGCCGCATAGAACAAGCCATCGCACGCCGAGACGCAGCAAAAGCCTCAGCCGAGGCAGCCAAGTCCGCTTCTGAAAAGGCGGTCACTCGCGCAAACGACATGGAGAAAAACGAGCTTATCCCGCTTACGATGCGGCAAGCTATGGCCGAGCAGCGGATGAAAACCTATACAACCGATAGTGGTTTAAAGGGTTTTGAAATCAATATATGGGGCCTTTCCTACAAGTCACCAACCCGCAAACAGGCGGAACAGGCCCAGCACGAGTTGAACTCTGCTGTGTTTGCACGAGATATGAAACAGCGCGATGTTACTGAAGCCTATCAAATGGCAAAAAGCGTGGTTGACGGAGCCAAACAGGCTGCAACTGAGTATGAAATAGCCGCAAACCGCTTTAAGGAAATTGTGGCTATCTATGGCACCGAGCAAGAAATGCAAGGTGCTATGCAGTTGTTTGACCGTCAGGCTTTTATCAATGCCCGCGAGATAACGGTTGCCCAGATTGAAGAAGCCTATAAGGAAGCCTCGATTAACGGCGAGGAATACCGCGACTTGCTAGTATTGAAGGGAGAAACCGAGAAAGTGAAGGAATGGGAGGATATGCAGAAGGATTTGGGGTGGCAGAAATGAGGTCGTGACAAAACGTCACAAACTAAAAAGACCCGCACCATAGTATTGTGAAAAATACCTAGCACCGCATCCACGGCCGTTAGGTGCGGGGGTTGGTGCAACATCAGGAGCCGTCCACCTACCTAAACTCTATCCCACCCTTACCAATCTTCCAAGCGGTTTTTAATCTACTATCCAAACGCCCTGATAAGTATAATACCTCTCCAAATTTCAAACGCCTGATTTCATCGGCCTTAGCCAGCCGTCGCCCTTGCTCGCTGCGGCTTTCACTTTCTCCCCTATCATTCTCGCTGCGGCTGGCACTCTCCACCGTTATATCACCGATAATACTGCTACTTTCGCTATAAGCCTCCATGTCGTTGCTACCGCCAAATACAAGTAGGTTGCTATTGGCAATCAGGGTTTTCGCCTGCGGGTAAATCTGAAATAATAAAGACCAGCTTAAAAACGTGGTAAAGGTGCTAGTGCGCGCCTTCCTCAATTCATTATTAGCGTCCACAATCGCGTTGCAATGCCCCATCACCTGCATTTCATCAGCAAGCAAGCAAAACTCTTTTGGGAAGTTTGTTCCCCGATGCATCTGGTTAAACATGCGCCGCCGCGTATTGATGGCATTGCCAAATACCAACCGCGCAAAAGCCCCCTCCTCTGGCTGAAGGCCCGTTATAACGTAGCAAATAATGGGGTCAGGGCTTACAAACACGTCCTCCCACTTCCAATCTATCCCGTCCGGGGCCGTCATTTCCTTAAATGAGCGCCGCAGCCATACCGATAGCTTGCGGCTCATGGTCGTCATAAAACTACCACGTTCGCGCTCCCCAGCCGCCAAAAAAGCGTTCACCGCCTGCCTTGTGCGAGGGTTAGGGCTTGTTTTCATTCCCTCAAACAACTTTTCCCGCGCATCCGTGTCAACGGTCAACGCCTGCACCACATCAAATAACGTCATGCCGCCCGTCGTCAGCACATGCATGATGGCACCCACCAAGAGCATCCTGCCTATCTCTTGAAAATGCGGTTCACCCTTGCCAGCATCGTCAGGCATAATCAGACTTGCTATCTGGTCAGCATCGGCCTCAAAGCTCATACTGTGCCGCTGAAGAATGGACAGCACGTTGTAGCGATGCCCACGCGCAGGGTCGCGCACGTCCAAAATAATTACCTTGTATCCGCGCTCAGCGCAGTATTCACGGGTTGCGGGTTCTATATCATTGGCAGGGTCGCTTACCAGCAAATCAGGTTGTCTTCCCGCAGGCCGTTGGGCAAAGTCTCTAATAGCCGATATAAGACTTTGCGTCTTCCCTTGACCTTTTGGTGCAATACAAATCACGCTTGCCTGCGGCGTGGTATAAACCTTCCGCCCCAAGCTAGGCAGCCACTTATGATACGGCAAAAAGCCCACCAACCATCCATTGCGCTCGAAGTGCCCCGCCTTGCGTAACTCCTTCCAAGTTGCCCATTGCGCGGTGCCATGACTATCCGCGGCTTTATTACCCCTCAACGGCAGCCCTAACAGCCACCATAGTGTGCCTAACGTCCACCAGACCGCCATCCAAAGCACAACCAACGGGAATAGCAGCAGCCTTGCCATGTCCACCATACTACACCCACCCCACCCAACCGCTAAGCCTCTTGCGTCTCCAGCTTCTCCGCGCCCATGCTTACCACCGAAAGCCCTTCGTCGGAAGGCAAGAGCATATTCAGCTTCGCAGCAGCCCTATCAATCGCTTGCTGCTTTGTTCCCTTCTCTACCACCCAAACCATAAATGGGCACATATACAAGTCTTGCTTTGGCGTCTTTGGGAACCGCACAACATCTCCCATGTCCCAGTACTACTTCTTGTTCGCGTCCATGTAAGCCACAAACACGCGAAGGGCAACAATCACGCCACCAACAATAACGCCAAGCTCGCCTTGGTTTTGCAGCGTGGTCACTACCGCATCCACCGTGCCTTGATTTTGTAGAGCTTGAGCAGCAAGCACACCAAATGCACCAAGCAAACCACCAGAAACGGTGTTAAGGCCCTTATTCTTTGTGAAGTAATCACGCAATGCAGGCAATACCGCCAGAATAACCGAAATAATCGCATTCATTAACACACCCTCCCTTGTAGTTTAATTCAATCACGTTCCAGCCTGCGTGTCCATGCCATCGTTACAGGGTCACGACGATAAGGCACCTTATGAACAACCCCATGTTTAATAACGATAGTGCCAAGTTTTAAGTTCATCGCTTTGCAGTAATCTGCTGCTCTACTGCGTGGATTCATCAAGCAACCCGTATAAGCAGCCCAATATTCATCATCGCCATAGGGCATAATCGCTTGCACCCCTATTTTGCTGTGAACATGTCCGTGAACTACACTAAGCGGGCACCCATATTTGTCAGGAATAGCACGAGCAAGGTGGGTCATGGTCAGCGTAGGCCACTTATCACCGTGCCTAAACAGCACCTCGCCCATCCGCACTTCCTCATACCATCCCCACGTCTTAGGCGCTCCAATCAACTGCTCCCATTTGGTAAGCATTTGCGGCAGCAACCGCGCCTGTTTACGGGCACCGTGCAACCTGCCGTGGACATGATTGCTGGTAAGCGAATGCGCTTTTGGGAACATCTTAAACAGCTTGCCCATAAATTCCTGCGCCTGCTCTAACTCCCGCTTCGGCTCGTCAATCAACGGCTCTTTGTCGTAAGAGGATAGAAAATTAAAATCCACCTCATCGCCAATACATAGCACTGCGTCCGGCTTGTATTTATCGGCAACCATCTTCAAAAACTGTAAAGCATCCGGCAACTGATAGGGCGCCTGTAAGTCAGGGATAAGCAACACGCATTCTGGCAACATCTCAATAAAATGCCTGCCATAATCATCTCCCTCTGGCGCTCTAATGGCCTCGTTCAGCTCATCGTCAAACACTGTATCGGGTTTCTTATAGAGATCACTTTTTTGCCTCTCGTACCGCTTAATCATGGCTGCAATGCCACCAGCGCGATGTATCCGCTGCAAACAGTGCCTTACTACGCCTGGAGTGCAGCCAACGATTTCTGCCGTGCGTGAAAGGCTATTCTTCCTATTGTGGTAGTGAAAATGAACGTCTTTTGTAAATTTTATTCTCTGGTCAATTAAGGCTCGTGTTATTCCCATTATCCTCACTTTCTTTTTGTTACAAAAAAAGACCAGCCAACAGGCCAGCCCCATCTTTTCCGCAAGAGGAACCCGTTATCATGACTTCACCTCCAGCTGAAACCCTTGCTCACCAATCTTAGCGCGCAGCAAATCCATGGCCACCTTGCTTTGCGGCAAGGTCACCGTGCCGTTCACATCATCAATCACAGGCGCCTTCGTCCCTACCAGCACGCACCCTTCGGTGTCCGCGACCGTATTGCCTGCATGAATAAGAATGGCCGTGCGATTTGGCACATCCAAAAGCCGCCAGCAGCGCTTTCTGGTCACCTTGCTTGCCTTATCCCATCCATGAGGCACAACCGCGTATAAGCCCGTTGGAATGCAGCTAGCGCCAACCTTGTTGCCATTCCATGCATCTTCTAGCGTATAAAGCCGCACTCCTAGCTGCGGGATATTCAATTCGCCAAAGCATGCCCCATACTTCTCTCCACGTCTCTGAAGGATTGCTTTAATTCTCATGCTGAAAGTATTGTTATAAAACAATAGGTCGTCAATTTGTATTTAAGTAACGATGCTACCCACTATATATTGTGTTGTCATATCAAGGCTGTCTACCGTCTGAAGTTCCACGAAACAAATGTGTTATTTATGCGGCAATAACTCAGCCAACTTGCTACCTACATCGGCTATCCATGTAATTAACGCCCCTAGCGTGGTAGCTGCGCCCAAAGCTACCTTGCCGTACACCTTAGCCCCATTAACGTCTTTTTCTACCACATCAATGCGTTTATCCACATTGCCAAACTTTTCGGAAAACTCCTGATGTATTACATCCAACTTCTTCTCCAACGAAGCAAACCGAGCTTCTAAGTAATCACGGTCTGTATAAAGCGGTTTAGTTATCCGCGCCATAATTACGGCACCTGAAATGTAAACGCGGGCGTTCCAAAGGTGCCGTTTGCAAGCGACAATGTGCTAACAGGCACGGTGCTGGACAACCCAGTTAAAAGCGTAGCCCCGGTTCCAATAAAACCGCAACCACCCGTAGTCAAAAGCTGGCTGGGCGTAAATCCTCCAACACGTCCCCTAAAAAACGACACACAGTTTGCAATGTTATTTATCCAAATAGAAGGCATTGTTGTTCCTCCGTCAGCCAAAGCACCAATGTAGTACGTTGTGTTAGGCTCCACTGTAACGCTCGGGCTAAGTGTAAATGTGATATAAGCGTTTGTGTTGATATTCTGCACATTACTAGTAGTTAAAAGCGTCGTCGGAGAGGAGGTTGCTTGGTCAGCCGCATAAATCCCCACGACCATACTGGCGCTTGTGGTAGGCACGGTAATGCGAGTTGTGATACTGGTAATAGTAACGCGGTTGTTTACCAGCAACGGCGAGTAATATATTGTGCCGGACACATAGCCGTTACTACCTGTCCCCGCAGTGTTTTCAAAAGCTAAAGCAGGATAAGAATAGCCGCTTTTATACGGAGGAGTTTTTACAACGCCCTGAATGTTTGTGCCTAAAAAACTACTGTTTGCACCAACAGAGTTGCGATACGAAAAACCGCCGGGAGATTGGGCAATACTTGTTCCAGCTAAACACAATGCTCCTATAACTAATGCAAACATTTTCATAATTTATCTCCCGTAGCCTGTCATAGTCACAATACAAGGATTATTTGTGCTGGCACTGTCGCTTTGTAACCCAAAATAAGTGACCCCAACGGTTCCAAAGCCCTTGGCTGGATTAAGCATCCACGCACTGCCGTTTGTCACATTGCTAGAACTCACCACAGGGCCAATACCGTTAGGCCGCACCCGAAAGTCACAGCCCGCACTTGCTGCAAAATAAACCACCGTAAGACTGGTTGGCACCGTAGCGCTAGCATAGGCATTTGGCGCGTTAAGAACATAGTTATTAGTGTAATTGGTCACTTGGTAGCTATCAGCCACCGTATTACCAAAATTATCCCGCACAGTCCGGTATGTTCCAACTGTTTGGGCGTTTACACCCAACACCAAAAGCAATCCAGCTAATGTAAGTAAGTATTTATTCATAAGATGCCCTTTCTATGCTCTATAATGAATTGCCAATTTATCTTCGTCAACAATCTATTGCTTCCTTACCATTCCTTTAACTGTGCCCGAAGCTAAGTCAATCGCGCTTGCTGTTGGGTTGTAAAAGATAATATTGAGAGTGTTTGCGGTTGTCACTTCGCCGGTTAACACAATTCCCTGCAATGGACGCGTAAACCCAACCTCCACACTATCGCCAGTTGCAGCCCCCGTAACAGTCACTGTTGTAGACGTTAAGCCGCCAGCAGCAACACTAGGTGGGTCAAAGGTAGTGCTATAAACGATACCGCCAGCCGTGCTTATCACGTTTGTTGCTGTGTTTTGCACACGCGGACTATACCGATATGTTCCACTCTTTAACCCCAGCATGTTATTTACCACTACGTTCGTAGAGCTAAAAATATCTACTGGCTCGTCAATCAATGCCACTGCGCGCGTATCAAAGCTAACAACACCGTTCAAAATAACATTAGTCGCGCTTTGCACCGAGATATTATCTTGCGTTCCAACGCCAGAATTATTTAACGCATAAATGCCATTCATTACAATTCCCTCAGTAGTTCCGGATACAGACGTGCTTCCAACATTTATGCCTATTGACGTATTGCTAACTGCTGAAAAACCATTCACGGAAACATTTCGGGCACCTACAATATCCAAACCAATAGCCCCTGCATTAGTAACCCTTCCACCAACAGTAATATTCTCTGGCAGCGGCCCGACCGAACCAAAGTTTCCAACCGTAAACCCACGCCCTACGGCAGTTCCATTTATGTCGCAATATAAACTTGTATTCGATACATCGCCAGCAATTCTACAACCTACGTTTTTAGAATTTACAACCACAGCATTACCCACCACGCCGTTATTACCAAACGTGTTATAAAACGCATCGCTCAAAATTCTTACAGCACCCCCTGACGAGTTACCACCATCACACATGACATCAAATTTGACCCCAACAGCACCAGCAACAGTCACACAGCTAGCGCTTGGATAACTCACCAATCCCCCTATTATCGAAATGTTACGATTAATTGGGAAACCCGTTCCAGCATAACCAACAATAGAAATACCATCATCGCCCGTCAAATATGCGCGCGGATTAATCCATGTAATATCTTGGCTACCATTAATCGTCGAACAACCATCTGCCAATGTTCCATTTGCGTAACAATTTAGAATTGTTCCACTTACGCTATTATTAACAAACATTCCTCCCCCGTTAGTTCTATACACGCGCGGAGTGTCAACAATAAAGTCATTCACGCCGATTAGCATAATCCCCGCTCTGTTATTCCGCGATGTGGAGTTCACCCCATCAACCAGCGGAAACCGATACACAACGCCTCTAATCGCTCCAGCCGACGTGCCCGATACTTCAATATACCGTGTTCCACTCACCGGCACGCTAAGCCGAGCGCCCCAATCAGCCATCACATTAAAGGTATTTGATACCCACCACGCCCTATTAGTTCCATTCAACGCCGTATTGCTTACAAGGTAGTTGCCAGCAGGGAAGTAAACCGTAGGGGTAACACCGTTAGTTGGAGACACAAAGTTTGTAAGACTAATGAGTGCTTGGTAGTTGTCGGTGCTGCCGTTGCCAACCAATCCAAACATAGGATGAGTAACATCGTAGCACTGCGGCGCCACGCAAGCGCCAATACTACCCATTCCCAGAGTAGAGGACACCACCGCGCTATTTTGACTACTAACTGCACCATACCATATCCGGCTTAGGGTGCTGCTAAGTGTTCCGCTATCTGGCGCGATGATAACCGTAGTGCTGGTGCCACCAAAGCTGCTGCTAGTAATCGTTCCGTAAATGTTTGTGCTACCAAACAACGCTTTTACCCGCCGACTAGGAGTAAAAATTGATACTCTATTGCCTGTAAGCTGAAAGCCAGTAGGGCTAACGTAACCAACACCATATCCCCCATCTATCCATTGTGCATCGTCATACCACGCGCGCGTGTCTGCCATCATTTGTCGTGCAGATAACTTGACGTCGGCAGGGTTCATTCCAGTAGGCCAGCCATAAGGTGCAACCGCTGTATTGCTTGCCGCATTGCTACTGTAGTTTTGAATTCCCTGAGCGCCTGCGAAACCCGCCAAACCTACAAACGCTAACGCTAACAAATACTTCTTCATTATAACAACCCTTTCCTTTTTTTTGACACTTTCAAGAGTCCAGCTCCACTATCTACTGCGTCACCAAGCAAACCCCGAAAACCCATCCCAAGTTTTTCAGATGCAGTAAGAGGCTTACCACCAGATTGAACCAACTCTATCGCTCTATTTAGTCTCTGCAGCGCAAGCTCGTCCGCTAAACTTCTTAACCCTGTGCGAGCAGCAGAGCTAGCTAACATGCCCCCCACGTTTCCCATTGCACCCGCACCAGCCGTAAAAAAACCCAGCCCAGAACTTCCGCCTTGTGCTAAACGGCCCATTAGGCCTGGCTCTGCCAGCCTCAACAATTCTTCCCTATCGCCAGGATTAAGTCCGCGCTGCGTTGCCGCAAAACGCTTTAATGCGCCTTGCTTTGCTGTAATAGTGTTAGCTCCCTCAACTGCATCTCGCAAACTTTGCCCGCGCGCAAGAATGCCGTATGCCTGCCGAAATTCTGTAGGAAGAGTTAAGGTTTCGTAAAAATTATCTATACCCTTGCGAATTGGTTGGGCTAATGGATTGGGAAGGTTGCTTAAATCTTTTCGATATTCTTCCAGCTTGTCAGCTTTAGTGCCTTGTAGCGCATAATTTTGCATTTGCTGTTTATATGTCGGAAGCTGGGTGTTTCTAAACCGTTGAACTTTTTCAGGCGCAAAAACATCATCGGCGAGTGGTTTATATAATCCTTCTTGAATTTGTTGGCCACTTACATCTATGTTCTTCAATGCCTCCCGCCCGGACGTATATAAGGACTGCAATTCTTCTGCCGTTTTTGGCTTTTCAACCATTCCCAATAACCCACGGCTAAAGCCTATAACTGGCTTACTGGCCTTCATTAGTCCAGTAATTTCACCAGGCCCAACTAAACTACCTGCAAAATTTGCTACTGTTCCTGCATCAGTTTGTGGCTCATACCTAGTCCCAACTATTGAGTCTATTGCATTGTTTATAGGTGTTTGCCGAGGCTGCATAAAACCCTTAAAATAACTACCGTAGTCTTGTCCGTCTAATGTGGCAGCCAGCCCCGCCCCAGCGTTTTCAAGTAAATCCCCTGTCCCACGCAAAACACCACTACCAAAAGACTGAACAACGTCCGATAAGACACCCCGTTTATTCCCTGCGGGACGCAAAACTTTAAGCCCTTCATCAGAAATATCAGAAAATCGCTTTTCATAAAGCGCCTTTAAATCATTATCATTAAGGGCAGACACGTTTTGCATTATTTTAACAAACCCCTTTTACGCATTTCTGCCTCAATCGGATCGGCTTTGCTTTCAAAATTAATTCCCAAAGAATTAGGGTCAATGCCAGATTCCGAGGCCTTTGCAATCACGTTTTTCTTTTTTTGCTCAATAAAACTATCAAGAACCGCAGACTTTTCTTGCGGTGCTAAATTTGGATTTCCTAACGTATCTAGCAAACTTTCACCCTCCTTAGCAGTAAACTGCGCTCCAAATGTTTGCCTTAATAGCGGCAGCACTTGATTTTTTACCGTTGCCATATATTCCTCTCTAGCAATGGAACCTTCCCTCGGCTCTGCACCAAATTGACGTCTAGCCATGTCAATACCTTGGCCAACTATTGTATAGGTAGCTTTGTTTCCAAGGTCTTTTAATTTATTAACAGTATCTTCTAGAACCGGCAAACTACTTAATTGTTGTTTTAATTCGCCCAACGCTTCCGCATTATTCTTAGCAGCTACGGTAGCACCTGCGACATCCGCTTCAAGCATGCCTTTCCCTGTAACAGGTTGATACGGATTTGCGTTCGCTGGGTTAAAGACCGACGCGGGCATCCCCGGCTGCGTAGACGACGGCGGAGGCAACAGTGGCCCCCCGCTGGTAGGCATAGCCGCCTCGCCGTTAGGGCCTCTAAGCGTCATGCCCGCCCCTTGCCACCTTGA